GGACAGGTATTACCTCTTTTGGAGTTAATGATGCATCTGATTTAGATGCAGTTGAAACCATATTGATTGGCTCTGAGCAAATGTACATTACAGGGATCTCATCAAACACTCTAACAGTTGAAAGAGGAGTTAATGGGACTACTGCCACTACTCATAGTGCTGGGGCAGATGTATATGCATATATCTATCCATCAGATGTTGTCCAGGCTTGTTTAGACCTGGGCAGAATATTCTTCAGAGATAGAGATGCTGGAGTAACACCAACATTAGGGACAGGAGAGCAGGAAGTTACCAAGTCCAACGTAGACGCAGTATCAGTTTTAAAAACTCTTGAATCATATAAATCTACAACTTCTGACTCAGGAGTTTATTTTTAATGTCTGTAAAAATCACAAAATCAGGAGCATTTTTTGACCAGCCTAATGAAAAATTGGCTGAAGCTATCCATACAGGTTTGTTAGATATAGCAATTATGGGAGCAGTCAAAGTTAAGGAGCAACTCTATCCAGGGCATGGTCGAGTAACTGCATTTTTAAGAGGCAGAGTTGGAGGAAGTGTAGTAGGCAACTTCCAGGCTCAAATAGATGCTGGAAAGGTTCAGTTTGGAAAAAATGTTGTTTATGCAAACTGGGTTGAGGGTATCAGTCAAAGAAACAAAACCAGTTCTTTTAAAGGATATTTTATGTTTAAAAATGTTTATGACTGGCTATCCAGGAATCCAAAAGAATCCAGGGAGATGATTCAGAATGCCATAAAAGAGGTGTATGAATGAGCAGATCTGGAGCAATAGACAGGATAGATGCTTTATTAACTACAGTATCAGATCCAGCATTTGTATCTGTAATGAGAGGAGAACCATTAGGCATTGCTGGAACTCCAACATTAGCTTTCTGGATAACCTCCAGGGATGTTGATTTTCTGACTCTTACTAAAGCTACCAGCAGTTGTAATTTTCTTATCAGAGGCTACTTCAGAATGCAGACCTCAGCAGATGTAAGGGAATCAATTGAACTGGATGTATGGGATGCAATGGTCAACATAGATACTGCATTGAGATCAGATGCAAATCTTGCTGGCAACGTCACTGACTCATCCATTGGAACATCAACAACTGGATATACAGAAATATCTGGAGTGGCATATCGAACAGTAGATATTCCCTATTCGGTAATGCTGGCAAACGAAGTAACAATCACACCATAGGAGCAAATGATGGCAATACAGACAGGACTAAATACAAGGTTATATGTTGAAGGATATGACTTATCTGGAGATGCTAATTCTTTAGATGGTGCTGGATATACTCAAACATTATTAGATATTACTGGCTTAAATACAGAGGCTATAACCAGGACAACTGGACTGGTTGAAGGAAATATTACTTTTAATGGTTTCTTTAATAATGCTACAGGGCAATCTCATCCAGTATTAAGTTCCAACAGTGGCAAATTGCCATCAGCAGACCAGGTGGTTGTAATTCCTTTTGGATCTGCAGTTGGAGATCCCTTTGCTGGATTGGTTTCTAAAGAGGGGGAATACAACGTATCAAGAAGCCAGGGATCTGCAATGACTTTGACTGCTAGTTACGCAAGTGAAGGAATAGGAACTGAATTTGGGGATATGTTGACTGCACATGAAGACACACACTCCTCTGCTGGATCTGGAACTGTCCTGGATGGAGGGGCCTCAAGTTCAAATGGAGCATCTGGATACTGTCAAATATTTAGTCTTGCCTCTGGAACTGTAACTGTAAAGATACAACACGCAACATCATCTGCAGGAACTTACTCTGACTTAATTAGTTTCACCGCATCTGGTACAGGTGCTGTTCCAATGGCTGAAAGAGGTACTGCCTCTGGGACTGTTAATAGGTACATAAAAGTCACAACAACTGGCACATTTTCAAATGCCGTTATAGCTGTTGGGCTTCATAGATTATAAATAATTTTTATATAGGAGGATTGTTATGGCAATTCAAACTGGATTAGGAGATTACATTGCAGTAGATGACAGTGGTGGGTCTGCTAGAGATATATCAGACAATATAACTAGCTACGAGATTGGCAATAGCCAAAACTTGCTAGATAGCACAACTGTCAGCAAGTCTGCTCTGCAGAGACTTATTGCATTAGGCGATTTAACAATTACGTTAAATGGTATTTTCGATAAAGCATCAAATAAGTCTCATGATGTTTTCAAAACTAAATCTGCAACGAGGACTGTTACCCTCGCAATAGGTGGTAATACATCTGGGTATCCAAAACTAGAAGCAGAAATGTTGGTTGGGGATTATAACTTGTCTAGAGGCACAGACGGAGCATTAAACTTTACTGCTTCTATGATGCTACAAAGTGGAACTGTTCCTACATGGTCAACTGTCTAATGGTAACAGTTAAACAAAATAGCAGTAAAACATTCATATTATCTCGGAGAGATGCGATTTTAACCTTTCCAGAGGGGCATGAATATGAAGGTGTTGAAATAAGAGCCAAGCTGGATGTATCGCTAAGAACATTCTTGGATTTACAAAAACTTGGATCTGATTCAACTCCAGAAGAAACTGCAGACATATTTAAAACATTTGGGGAAACCATTGTTCAAGAGTGGAATATTTTGGATGAGGATCACAGCCCAGTACCTGCAACTGGAGAGGGCTTTTTGGAATTACCTCCAGCAATATGCACTGCAATTATTGAAGCATGGTCAAGCCAGATAACTACAGCGGGGGAAGCCTAGAGGCTGACATTATTAAGTGGAGACACGTTAAAGGCGGTACTGATAAAGATGGCAAGCCTATTGATAAACCATTGGCACTTTATCATGCTGAAATTATTGATGGCATATGCCAGAGATATGGTCAGTTGCCTTCAGCGGTGTTAGAGGAAAATGCCAGCCTGTTAAAACTTCTACACATAGTTTCTTTAAATGAGGAGAAACCTAATTAATGGCAAATACAGTAAACATAACTGTCGGTGCTGATACAGGCAAGGCAGAAAAAAATATTGGTGGCTTGCGAGGCAAAATTGGTGGTCTCGCAAAGCCAGTTGCAGTTGCATCTGCCGCTGTTACTGGCATGGCGGTTGCCGCTGTTAAATTAGGAGATGAGTTTAAAGAAGCTGAGAATACTATTAGGGCTGGCACTGGTGCTACTGGTAAAGATTTAGAGGCTTTAACTCAAAGCTTTGAAGATGTTTTTAAAGGTGTCCCAAATGATTCTCAGGCTGTATCAACTGCAATAGCTGATTTAAATACAGAACTTGGTCTCCAGGGAAAAGAGTTGGAGAATGCATCAAAAGCATTTCTGGATCTCTCCAGGGTCACTGGCAGTGATGTTGCCCCAATGATTAAAGCTGTATCAGACTCCATGGTTCAATTTGGTATTCCTGCTAATAAAGTAGAAGACCAATTAGATAAATTAGTTGTTGCATCTCAGGCTGTTGGAGTTCCGTTAGAACAGTTATCCAATACTGTTACAAAATTTGCTCCACAACTTCAGACAATGGGATTTAGCTTAGATGAGTCAACTGCATTAATAGCAAGCATGGAAGCCGCTGGACTTGAGACAACTCGAATGTTCCCTGGACTAAATACAGCAATGAAAAAAATGACTGATGCTGGTGTTACAGATTTATCTGCTGGCTTAAATGACTTAATGGACAATATTAAGAATACAGAAAGCGATACTGAGGCACTTGGTATAGCACAAGAAGCATTTGGAGCAAGTGCTGGTATTAGATTTGCAGATGCTATCAGGTCTGGAGCAATGGAAATTGATGACCTATTAGTTGCTATGAATAATGCTGAAGGAACAGTGGATGAGTTGGGAGAGTCTACATTAACTACATCTGATAAATTCGACATTATGAAAAATCGTGTCAAAGGAGCATTAGCCCCTATTGGTGGATTTGCTACAAACGTAGGGCCATTAATTATGATAATCCCAGCAGTCACTACAGCAGTTAGTGGATTATCTGGTGCAATGGCAGTATTAAATTTATCAATGGGGCCAATTTTAATTGCAGTTTTAGGAATTGCCGCTGCCATAACGGCTGGCATTATTATCTGGAAAAACTGGGACAAAATAGTTGAAGGCTCTTCAAAAATATGGAGAGGTCTTAAAACAGCAATAATAGGTGTGTTAGACGGCATTTGGGGAGCGATTAAATTTTATCTTAATTTATGGATTGGTGGTTTTAATACTTTAATTGGTGGCATTAACAAGGTTGGATTTGATGTCCCTGATTGGGTTCCTGGAATCGGAGGTAAAGGTTTCAATATAGATGTTCCCAAAATTCCTACACTGGCAGAGGGTGGAATTGTTAATAGACCAACACTTGCGGTTATAGGAGAGGCTGGCCCTGAGGCAGTTATCCCATTGAGTGGTAGAGGTTCTGGGTTTGGCGGAGTGACTGTTAATGTACATATGCCTCCAGGGGGAACAGTTATCCTGGATGATGAACAGACTGCCCAGAAGTTTGGAGACTTTATAACCAGGCAAGTTAGACAAGTTCTCAGAACTCAAGGAGCATTCTAATGGCTCTGGCATATTCACAAGTCCTTGTAGATTGGGATGATGATGATAACTTTACAGGGACATATGACGATATTAGTTCAGATATCAGATCTATGTCTTTTAACCATACCAGGCAAGAAGCATCTGGATATATGAATGGGGCTGTTTTAAATATCCAGGTTAATAATAATGATAATAAATATTCCCCTCCTTATGCATCATCTCCCCTGGCAAATAAATTATTCTCTGGACATAAAATGTTGTGTAGAGTTTGGTATCCATTTGACCATTTTAATGACACTGCTGATACCAATCTAACAGCACACACTATCCCTTATGATTCTAATTTCTCCTGGACTGCTAGTACTGGGGCAATAATCTGTCATGCAACTTCTAACTCTTATGCAAAAAATACTGGTGGGGCTAACGCAATCTATACAACTGATATGGGTGAAAATGAATTGGATGTAGCAATGACTGCTACAACATCATCATCAACAGCATCCGCTAATGACTGTGGCTTAATTCTCAGATATGTAGATGCCAATAATTATGCTTATGCCACTATTGATACTTCAGCTAATACTATTCATGTAAACAAAGTCATCTCTGGATCTACAACTTCTATTGGCACAGCCTCTTATACCTGGGGTGCATCTACTAAACATACATTAGCCATAAGAATGCATGGGACTAAGTTTAGGATTTTTGTTGATGATGTATTGCAAGACACAGTTGGTTTAGATGATGCGGCAATAAATTCAGCAACTAAACATGGGATATTTATAAATGCATCAGGTTCTGACGTTAGAATCCATGAATTTGGAGGGCTAAAGCCTCTTTTTAGCGGAAAACTAAAAGAGATACGGCCAAGACCTTCTAAAGGTCTACAGTATGCCTATTTAAAGGGATATGACACATTTGAAGATTTTAAATTAATACAATCATATGCCAGGGTGGCTGATGGTACTGATACCAGGACTGCTGGCAATGCCTCGTCTCCCTTTAGAAGAATACTTTTTGTAGGAGACCAAACAGACAATCATATAGAAGATGCGAATACTGATTACCAGATAGTGACAAAAGCTGGATATACGAATCAATTCTTTAATGGTGTTAATTTATTAGATGGATTATACAGAGTCCAGGACACTGAGGATGGATTTATTTATGTAGATGGGCAAGGATATTTTCATTTTGAAGGCAGATTTCATAGATCCACTACTCCACACACAACATCAGTTGCTACCTTTAAAGACAGCTATGACGGAACTAATCCTGGATATCATCAGTATGCTTATGATGATGGCATTGATGGAGTTTTCAATGTCATTGAATGTGGATACAGAGTTGGCAATGATTTAAGGACTGCATCAAGTAACCCTCCAGATGAACGATACAGAGACACCTGGACTGCTGGAGATGCGGCAGATGCTATGACAGCAGACACCGCTGCCTTTATAGATAGTTCTGCTGGAGCAGGCATACCTATAAAAGCTGGAGAACAAAAAACATTTTTATGTAAATCAAAATTTCAATCTGATGATGAATATGGGGTCTATTTAAGGATTCCTAGTGGAGTTCAAAATAAAGCCAGGGCAGACACTACTGCAAATGATGCTATTCAAATTCATACTGCATCAGATGGGACTGGAACTCAGTTAGCAATCAAAGCCTATTATGACGAGAATGACTCAACTGCGGATACTTCAGGAAAGTTTGGCGGAAACTGGCAACAGGTAACGATCACTAATAATGATACTTTAGATGGTTTTATCACTCGGTTCTTTTTAGCACAAGCTGGTTCATATCTGCGTTATCAACAATCAATGGCTCAGGCTAAATCAACAAGTTCAGTTGCTAAATATGGAGAGAGAAGATTAACTCTTTCAGACACTATTTTTTCTTATTATGGAGACGGATCTAGCCAGTTAAATGGTACAGGGGCTATTGGAACTGCAGTCCGAAAGTTGCAGAGGCTAATAGAGCCTATCGTAAGAATGAGAGTTGACATGATTAACCAGGATAAACCTACTTTAATGAACCAGGTACACAGAAGACTGTCAGATCGAGTCACAGTAATTGAAACAGCAATGGGAATGGAGTTCCCAGCTTTTATTAATGGATATACCTATTCATTCACAAATGGAAACACAGTTATTGAAACCAGCTTTGATGTAGCAATGGATGGAGTGGGGCTTGGGATATCTGGTGTATATGACACAGCAAAATGGAATTTCTTTTCATGGTCTTAGGAGGCTAAAATATGGCAAATTCATCAACAGTAAGTGCGGGCGATACAGCAACAGCCGCTCAATATAATAATTTACGATTAGATGTTTTAAATACCAGCAGTGGACATAATCATGCTGGCACGACAGATACTGGCAAAACAGTTGCAGTAAATAATGACAACTGGTCAGGGACTGATTTAGCAGTTGGAAATGGCGGAACTGGAGCATCTAGTTTAACTGCCAATGGAGCATTAATTGGTAATGGCACTTCAGCAGTTACTTCAGTTGATATGTCTACTAAAGGTGGATTATTAACTGGAGACGGATCTGGTAATCCACAAGTAACTGCAGTTGGTAGTAATGACACTATACTCACTGCTAATTCTGGGGCAACTACTGGAATTGAATACAGAGCATATGTGACATGGGATTCTACTCCAGCTGACACAACTTGGAGTGGGGATACAGCTTACTTTACAGCAGGAGAGGCTCTGGTTGCTGGAGAAGTATGTTACCTAAAAGCATCAGATGGCAAAATGTGGAAAGCTGTTGCAACAGCGGCAGGGACTATGCCAGTTAGAGCAATGGCAACTGCCGCAATATCAGCAGATGCAAGTGGGCTATTTTTAACTAAAGGATATATAAGGCATGATTCAAATATGCCTACCTGGACTGTAGGTGCTACAACTTATGCTCCAGAGGCAGAGACCAGCAGTCAGAATGTACCAGAACAGACTGCTCCAGACTCAGATGGAGACCAGGTTCAGACCCTGGGATA